CAAGACAACCAACAATGCACCTGAATACACAGGTGAGATCATGGTGAATGGTAAGAAGATGCGCTTAGCTGCATGGGTTAAAGAAGGCAAGAGTGGCAAATTCTTTAGTGGTAAGATGAGCGAGCCATTACCGCCACGCCAACAAGAAGACGATTCACAAGGCACAGGTGATTTGCCGTTCTAGTTTATAACATGTTTGCAATATGGTTTTATGTATGGTTGCACAACCAATATATAAAGCTATATTGCAGCATGATTACATTACACTCTCTCAACATTGGTATTGATGATTTGCCAAATGAATTTTGGAAGTATGTTCCAAATACTAAAAGCCGTTATTTGATTAGCAACCAAGGTCGATTACTTACTTTAAAATTTAAGGGTAGTAATAAGCCGAGCCTAATGAAACCAGCAACAAACAAAAAAGGATATCTGCACACATTGATTGTTTGTGAAGGAAAATTAAAGCCGGTTACATTGCATCGTTTAGTTGCGCAGACTTGGATTGATAATCCTTTAAGCAAACCACAAGTAAATCACATCAACTTTATTCGCACCGATAATCGAATTGAAAATTTAGAATGGTGTACGGCTAAAGAAAATACTTTGCATAGCTATAACAGCGGCAGAATCAATATGCCTAAAGGTGCGCCACCAATGCGAGGAAGTAAAAATGGTGGTGCTAAATTGACTGAAGAACAAGTGCGAGAAATACGCATGAAGTTTCAACCCCGTAAGTATACACGCGAAATGTTGGCAAAGGAATACAATGTAAAAGCAAGCACTATCAAAGATGTGATATTGCGTAGATGGAAACACGTACAATGAGTTACAATCCCACATTCAATACTAAGCAACAAACCGCACTTAGGCACTTGTCTACATCCAGCAAGGTGGAGCAGGTGCTATATGGCGGTGGTGTATACGGTGGCAAAACATGGCTAGGATGTTATTGGCAAATCATGCGAAGGGTGAAGCATCCGAATACACGTGGTCTTATTGGTCGTGCTGAATTAAAAAAATTGCAGCTATCTACAATGCTACGATTTTGGGAGTTGTGTAGTCAAATGGGTTTGAAAGCAGGTGAACACTACACGTATAACGGACAACTAAACATGATTCGTTGGTTCAATGGTAGCGAGACAATTCTGATGGACATGGCAGCTACACCCAGCGACCCCGACTTTCATCGATTTGGATCACTTGAAATTACCGACTACTTTCTTGATGAGGTAGCGGAAATGACAAAGAAGGCAGTAGACATCATTGATACACGTGTGCGCTATAATTTGATTGGCGGTATACCAAAAGGATTGATGAGTTGTAACCCTTCAAAAGGTTGGCTATACAATGACATTTGGTATCCTTGGAAAAAAGATTTATTACCACCACACAAAGCATTTGTTGAAGCGTTGCTAAAGGATAACACAGTAAGTCCTGATGAAGTCTATGAAGCTAAGATGATGCGATTGCCTGAAGCAGACCGCAAGCGATTGTTAGAAGGAGATTGGGACTATGACGAGAGCATTGACTGGATATATGACTACGAGGATTTATTGCGCTGCTTCCGGGATGAGGAAAGCAAAGGTGATAAATACATAAGTGCCGACATTGCGCGATTAGGAAAAGATAGAACGGTTATATGTGTATGGCATGGCTTGCACCTAATCGAGATACACGAGCTGCGTAAGCAACCCATCACAACAGTTGTAACAAATGTTAGACAAATTTGTGACAAGCACGGAATAAAATTAAGCAACGTGATCTGTGACGAGGACGGGGTTGGCGGGGGTGCGGTCGATGCACTTCGTTGCCGGGGGTTCCTTAATGGTGGCCGCGCCAAGCAACCCGATAAGTTCACCAATCAAAAGGCTGAGTGCTATTTCAAGTTAGCAGAACTAATCGAACAGAACAAGGTCGTGTTTAAAGTGCAATCCTTCCGGGACGTAATCGTACAAGAACTGGACATGATACGCCGCCGCACCCCTGAAGCTGATGGCAAGTTAGCCGTAATCAGTAAAGACGAGATAGCGCGCATGCACGGGAAGTCTCCCGACTATGCGGATGCCATCATGATGCGCATGTACTTCGAACTATTCCCAAACTACGGCTCCTATTCTTGGGCCTAGGGACAAATTGTCCCCATCAATTTTAACAATTTTTAACAAGGTGTATGTAATTATTTGCAGTACATTTGACCCATCAAACAACAACAAAAACACAAAGCAATGACACACACAATCGAAGTAGCAAAAGGATTTGAAGTAACAGTAAACATTTACAATGACTGCGTAATTACTACCGTTAATTACTTAGGAACTGCTCGCAAGAATTCATATATGAATATGCAAGATTTGATTAACAACACTACAATATCTAAAGTAGCTGAATTTTGCAAATCACTATAATCAAAACAGGGGCGCGGCTGTAACGCGCAATCTTTCAATCTAAAAACAATACACAATGAAAACAGCATCTACTATCCTTCGCTACGTTATCGCAGCCATCGTAATCTTCGCACTTCTGAACTACTGCCAAGAGTTAAACGATTGCCTTGCTAAGTATTAATCCAAATCAATAACAACATGAACTCATTTCACAAAGACAATCTTGAAGCATTGCAAAAGTTTCAGCAAATGCTCAATGCATCACCTGACCAAGTCGGTATTGAAAAAACACCCGATGGTAAGGCGCTAACGCTTGTTATATCGCACGTAGAAACAACCCTAGACGAAATGTTTTTCGGGCACTGGCGTACTGAGAACTTTAAGTGGGAACGCATGGCTAATGAAGTGGTAGGTTCACTTGACCTTGTAGTGATCCATCCGATAACCGGCTACGAGTTGCGCCGCACGGGAGCAGCATCCATTGTTATCATGGTTGACCGAGCACCGCAGAACCTTGACAACATCGAACGCAATAGATGGGCATTAAACGCAGATAATAAAAAACCTAATGCATTAGACCTTGCGTTTCCTAAACTTAAAACAGAGTGCCTTAAAAACGCTGCTGTGTCATTTGGTAAGTTGTTAGGCCGTGACCTTAACCGCAAGAACGTGGACATGTACAAACCATTCAAGTTAAAGGGTAACCTTAACGCATCGAACAAGGATGTGCAATACTTGCTTGAGTTAATTGAGAAAGCACAGAGCCTTGATGATTGTGACATCATTCTCCAAGCATGCCCGCAAGAATTCTTTGCACAGATTGAACCGTTAGTAAATGTTAAAAAAGAGCAACTAAGCGGATTGTTGTAGTATCTTCACACCATCAATAACAAGAACAAATGGAACAAACTGTATTTAGAGCATCGCAGCTTGGTAAGCTTATGACCGATGCACGTACTAAGACAGGACTAAGTGAAACCTGCAAGAGCGCACTGCTTGAAATCTACATCCAACAGAAGTACAAACGCTTCAAAGAAATCAGCAACAAGTACATTGAGAAAGGTGTAGCGGTTGAGAATGACGCTATCGACATGTGGCGCAGGGAGCGCAAGCAAATTGTATTTAAGAATGAGCAGATGTTCACTAATGACTACATCAAGGGCACACCTGATTTGCTTATCAAAGATGGTGGCGCAGTAATCAACGTGCCGGATATTAAAAGCAGTTGGGACATCCACACCTTCATTGATGCAAAGGCTAACGAGTTGAGCAAAGACTACTACTGGCAAGGCCAAGCATACATGTGGTTAACGGGCGCACCAACAGCAACGTTTTGTTTCGTGCTTGTGAATGCACCAAGTCAAATGATTGACACAGAAAAGTATCGCCTATCATTGCGCATGAATCTTATTGATCCACAAAGCAACCCTGAGTTCATCAAGAAGGCATCGCGCATCGAACGTAATATGATTTACGACATGCCTACCTTTCTTGCGGAGAATCCACACGCTAATCTTGAAAGTGATTTGTCAAGTTGGGAATACGACATACCAGTGCAAGACCGCATCCACGAAAAGGTTGTGGAGTTTGATGCTGACGCAATCGCAAAGCTTCAGGAACGTGTACCAATGTGGCGTGAATACCTTAATACTTTAGCACTATGAGTAGAATACCAATTAACAAAGCAACGCTGCTCGATTACGGATTTAGAGCATCAGAAAGCGATAGAGTATATTGGTTTGATAACATCGGCTTTGAGTTTGGATGGACTCCGAGAGCTGTTCTTAGGCATAAACAAGAAGGTGGTACATTGTTCTCAATGTATAAATATGTCAAATACATGGATGAATTGAACCAATTATATTTTTATTCAACAGGAAAAACACTTCCAAATTTTACAGAACAATGAGCGAACACATAAATAACAGACAAAGGGCACTGCAAATGGCAACTGAAATAGTAGCAGCACAATGTGCATCAGGTCGTATGACATATTATGATGTCATGGAATTAGCAAATGAAATGTATATTTTTTTAGAAAATGGAGGTGACAAATGACCACCGAACAACTCAAAGACCACGTGCGCAATTCAATGCAGCACTATTACAACAAAGAGCAAGTAATCGAATTAATCAACAAACTAAACAATGAAAGCAAAAGACAAAGCATGGCAACTGTACTCGAACTATTTTGACATCATCGAGAATGGTAAGCAAGAAGGCGAGTTAGTAGAGGCCCACATCAAAGCCGTGAACGCTGCGCTGTTCTGCGTAGATGAAGCATTGACAAATGCACCTGATGACATCGTGAATGACTTTGAAGGAACCGGAGAATACTACAGCGTGAAAGCATACTACATGCACGTCAAAAACGAAATACTAAAACTCAATGCGACGAAAGGTAACAAAATCAGTTGAGGTGCTTAAGGTGGAACGCGTGACGCTGCTAACCATGTACGCTAACGCAAAAACCAAACTTCTTAAAGACAACCTGAATCATAAAATCAAATCGGTCAATAAAGACCTTTATACATTAACTAAAGAAACTAAATGGCTATGAGTGAAGAAAAAAAAGAAACCGCAATCCGTACACTTAGCAAATCACTAAGGCGAAGATTCCAAGGCGCAACGGTAAACATATCATGGGTGGAACTGGATGCGTTCATGATGAAAGCGCAAACGCGTGAAATGACAAACCTTATTAATTCCTATAACGAAGGCTATACAGATTGTAAAGCAGGACTACCAAACAAATCAGAAAATGAAAGCAACACTAACGTTTGACCTAACAGATGACCAGCACTCTTTTGATTGTGCAATCAATGGCAAAAAGTATTACGACCTTGTTGATGAAATGAGGCAGCACCTGCGCAGCCTTGAAAAGTACCAAGACCTTACACATGAACAATACGAGATAATAGGTAAGGTGCGCGAATGGTTGCATAGCGAGTTGCTCAGTGCCGGAATAGCGGATAAGTTTTAACTACTGCGATACTTTGCGATACCCTTGTTTCCAAAGAAACCTACCCAGTGCTTCACCTTCAGCATCAACTTTCTCCTCGCTCCATTCAGGCTGTATGTGATGTAGATACTCATGGACAAGTACAATAAGATAACGCATTGGTGGCAACGTTGGGTCTATCTCAATTACGTTATCGCAGTACAACCCATCAGCCTTTTCCCTGCCGAGTTTGCGCTGTACGACTTTTGGATGTGGCTTGCCTTTCATTGTGCTATATTTGCGACTTAGTGTAATGTGTTCATTGCATTATTGTTTTTGTTATTAGATTGATACAACTAGGCTCCTTACGTGGAGCCTTTTTGTTATCTAATCTTTCCATTCACAATCCTGTAATTACTCACTTCAAAGTCGCCCGTATCCATTACACGCACATGTGCAAACCCGTGGTGATGCTTGTTGATGGGCATGTAATCGGGGTGCAGCTCGCACAAACACGCCACGCTCCAACAGGTTGTAATCTTGCCGTTAATGTTTGGCTCTGTATGTTCACTCGCTTGGTGGTGGTGTCCACACAATGCGCTATCCTTAGCACGTAAAAACAAACCACGCGCAATGTTTACGGGACTGAATACAGACATACCTAGTTCATGCCCGTGCAATATGGTTAGTTTACCCGCATGTATAATCTGCTTATCCGGAATGAAAGTAATGTTGTGTTGATCTAAGTGCATGAGTGATTCAAAATTGAACTCGTCCATACCCAATAGGTCGGGTGCATTGCGCATGATATAGTGGTCATACCTTACATCATGGTTACCGCACTTGTAATAGATA